CACCTATTAAAGCCATCTTACCTAAAGGACTTTTAGTAATTTTCTTTACAGCACGACCAGCTTTCTTTACAAGTTTACCTAAGAAATAACCTTGTCTAGGATCCTGTAAGGAACCTATTCCTGATTGTATTTGCTGGGGTTCTTGCATTCTAGATATTGCCATAAATTTACCTTAATTCCTATGTTTACTTGGTTTTTGAGAACAAATCAAGAGGCGGCATAATAACTTTTACATCCTGTGCCATATCTTCTGGCTTATAACCCTTGGCTTCCCAGTCTTTTCTTTCCTTAAAAACCTCACCTGTTTCTTTGTGTCTATATGTTTCTTCTACTTTAGCGTCATACACTTTCATTAGTCTATTTTCTCCTTTTTAATGTTTAAAAAGCTAACCCCATAATCAAAAGAATCTGATGTGCTTGATTGTATTGTAAATGTTGATCCACCTTCTACGATTAGAGGTTGAGTTAATAATTCTTTTGTTGTGTTTGCTGTTAGTTGCACAGATTTAATAGCTGTAATACTATTGTTTAAGATGGTTACAGTGGGTGTACCAGCTGATGTTACTAATATTGATTTAATTATTATAGTTTCATTAACACCTGGAGTGCCTGCTGCAAAAACAGTCAATGCATTTCCTGTAGTATCATTATCTTTACCTACAAATTTATATTGGTTTACTACTGCCACTATTCTAAAAAGAAACTTTTAGCTTCTATCTCCTGTTTTACTTCTTGTTGAAACGTTGTGTTTAATTTTTTTATTACTGAATCAAGATCCCTAACCAACGATTGTAAGTTAGTTTGATTGTATTCTGGTTCAGCTCTAGTTAATGATTGTACAATTTTTGCCATTATAAAATACTTGCTAGTCCTCCGTATGCAAATGGTCTTCTATTTTTGCCATCAATAAACCCACCATCTTTTTCTCCGCCACCCCAATCTGCAGCTTCTCCGGCTCCTGAATAACCTCCAGTGCCCCCGCCTGGACCGTCGTCTTGTGCATCACTTCTTGCTCTAGCGTTATCAATAGCTCTATCTAAACTACCGCCTCCGGTATAGTCAGCATTAGATACCCCTTGTGTAATACCATAATCATAGGTATTAGTAGGGTCGTTACCTGCATTTATATTTTGATTATTATAAAATTGTTGATTATCTTTAAAAATAGCTGAAGATTCTAGAAGTTGTTTTTTTTGAAAATTAGTTAACTCCTCTTCTTCTATATCTTTTAATCTGTCATAAATTTCTAATTGATTAGGTACGTAATTTTTTGCCTGAAAATTTTTACCTGTTAGAGTTTTAAACCCACCAGGCGTACTAAATAACATATTACCCGATGCTAATGCATCATAAGATCCTTTTTTAGCGTCGCTTAATCCTGCTATACCATAACTAGGACCGCCATCTCCACTACCCATACCAAGAAGTTTTGGAATAGCTGTAAAAGGATTTATCATTCCTGCAGCCGTCATTGCAGCTTGTGCCCAACCAGGAAGATTTCCTATACCTTGTTTAGCGTTATTCATTAACTTAGATAAAAACCCTCTTTTATCTTCTGCTTTTTGAAAAGCATCTTCAGAATAATTCATGCTAGGGTCATAACCTTCTTGACCCGGCATTCTTCCCATTGCATCTGCTAATTCATTTTGAGTTCCAGGAAAATAATCAGTTTGAAACATACCAGCTGGAGCAGTTCCACCTGCTTGACTTAACTTGTTATATGCTGCAAAAGAATCAGGGCCTTCTCTTCTAACTGTATCTATATAACTGTTGCCAAAAACAGGACTAACTGCTGTTCCTTCTCCAAACATATTTCCTGCTGGATTAAAACCATCTCCACCGCCTCCAGTAAAAGCATTAGTTGCAACAATACCTTGATTGACTACTGGTTCTTGATTCTCGGGTAACTCAAAAGGATTCTGTAAATACTTTTGTTGTGGAATATATTTAAAACCTGCGTCCCGTATCTCTTGGTCAGTAGCCATTACCTTCTTCCTCCTGGATGTATATCTAATCTAAATGTTCCTAGTTTCCAATCTTGAGAAGTGCCCGTGTTTGCAACTTCTAATGCAATTTGTCTAGCTCTTACTCTTACATCTTTTTTAGTTGTAGTAGAGTCACAAGTAAAACTTGTAGTAGTCTCATTACTGTTTGGATATAATCTTGTTTTAAATTTAACTGCAGTGTCCCCTGTCTGACTAATAAAATCTGGTATAAATCTACTAATTCTCATAATGTATTCACCGTCTCCTCTAATGTCAGGCATCCCTACAGTTGCTCCGGTATTACTTCTTTTTTGAGTAATATCAAAATCACCAGAAGTAATTGTACCAATTACAGCAGTAACTACTCCACCTGCATTAATTTGATCGGTCCCTGTTTCCTGATTATAGTATATCGTACTTCCGTCTGTATTACCAATAACATCTGATGATGCATCATCGCTAGGTTTGTAACAAGTTGCGTGTGGTTTATCAAAGACTGCAGAATCTTGCCAAGCAGCTCTAGGTAAAGTACCTGTTGTCCATATAGGACGTTTAGGTGATGAGTCTAAATAGTTATAAGTAACTACTCTATTAATTTGATCTGATGCTGCTGTACAGTAAAACCAACTAACTTCACCAAACAAATTATTTAGTCCTGCATTAATAAGGTCTCTAGATGTAGCGTTTATATCATCGTAGACATGGTCTTCTACAAGACAAGGCATAGATTTTAACTGACCATCGTATGTAAAGAAACCATTCTCTGACATCCAATAAGCCGTACCATCAACTTCAATACAAGCATTTTTACCAAACAATCCACAGTTAGTACCTACTTGTTCAAAGGCAAATACAAAGTCTCCACCTACAAATTTCATTAAGAATAGTGCAGTATCGGTCCATACATAGATAGCGTCCCTACCTTTAATAGCACCCATAATTTTAGAACCATCAGCAAGCCTTTGAGTACCAGAATTATTTTCTGCTTTTACGGTGTAGGCGTCTGTACCATCAATATTTTCTTGATCAGAAAAACGTAAAAACATATCATCTTGAGTTGTTGATGTCCCAACTGTAGTTTCTGTGCCAAAAAATACTAAGTGTCTGTCCGGTGTAGATACCAATACATGTCTAGATGCAGTAGGTGCGTTTGCAAGTAATGTGGCTCTAGTGTTAACGGCTCCTGCTGCTGACGCGTCCCATTCAAAACATTTGCCATTATAAATAAGTGCAATTAATTTTGTACCATAGTTATCTAAAATCCATAAACCTGGATCAATTGTAAAGTCAGAAGATGCTGGATCTCCCCACCCAGCAAAACTAGAAATATTTGTAACTGTAGCACCACCACTATGTCCTGCTTTTGTAGTGCCATTAACTTCTCTTGCACCACCACTTAATATATTAGTTGTAGTATTGTTTGCTGTAAAACTTATATCTTCTGTTCCAATTCTTATTTCACCTGCAGATGGAAAAGCTGCTGAGTTAGTTAAAGGAATATCGGTTACAGTATCATTTATAGTAGAAGCTAGAGTTGTAGTTGCAGCACCTAGTGAAGTACCTCCAAATAAACCAGCACCCCAACCAAAACCACCAAGTTGTTGAGAAGGACCTACTGTAAAATAACATAATATAGAAGTGCTGTTTCCATCACTTGTAGTCAAAGGTGTTCCTGACTCTTGATTCTCAGCCGTAATTGTAAAAGTTGTAGTAGTTGGTACAGATGTCACCATGTATTTAATATCTTCAAATGTAGCATTACTGTAAGTGGATGCTGCGGGCACTCCTGTTACACTATCAAATAAAACAATGTCGTCTTCAATTAATCCATGAGCCCCGGTGCATGTTACCGTAATTGTTTTAGATGATGATGTACTTGTAAATTTTGCTCCTGTTAAAGTAGCTCGAATAGGATGTATATCGTAGTAAGTACCCCCAGAATAAACATATAAAATTTTGTTAGTTCCTAAAGCTGCGTACTTAATACCAGCATTATCATCCCAATGATGAATGGCTCTAGCTGCGCCTGTTAGTTTATCTTGTCCCAATTGTTGCCAGCCACCTATCTTTTCAGGTGAACCATATCTAAAACGTACGTTATCACCATCAAACCATTGCCCTTCAGCACCGGTCTCTGTGACTTGTTTATTAAATCCTGGAGCAAAGCCTAATTTTTGTAACATATAAAAACCTGTTTATTAGGTGTTATATCAGATTGTAAATGATTTCAACAGATTTAAAGCAGAGGGAATCAGTGGTGGATCATCCCTCCGCAAGCCTAGTGTATAGACTATTTTTTAATCTTTGTCAACTTAACACCTTTGAACCAAGCAGGTACACCTAGTAAAGGTCTTTTATCTAAATAATTTTCTTTAGCAGTTTTAGAACTAGCTTTATTATAATGTAAAAATACTTGTCCACAATCTTTACCTTTAAATTCTTCTCTCCAATGTTCAAGATCACAACCAGAATAGATTAACATGTCACCTGGTTTAAGATCTATTTTAACACCAGCTTGACCTTTTCTACCTGTTGGATCTAAATATATTGGCCATGGCTCACCACCTAGATTCAACGTAGTAGATATCTCGCATGAGTATCTATCTTTATGTCTAGCTAATACATCACCTTCTTTATATATTCTTGCATAGGAATATGTAGGACTTAATTTAATACCGGTGTGTTTTTCCATTACAGGTTTTACTTTCTGTAATAACGTTTCCATTGCAATATCTGAGTAATGTGAATAGGTATTAGGCACCTGTTGATCGGTCCATATACCAAAATATTCTGTAAAAGGTGAAATGTATTTTTGATCAAATAAAAATCTTGCAACTTCTCTTTTGTTTAAAAAATATTTATAAACAAACTCTGCAATCTCAGGTGAGATAGCATTTTTTAACAC